GTCGCATTGGCGTTGTTCGACAGGGTGATCGTGCCACCGCCGCTGAACACGACGGCAGTAGCTACCGCCGTTCCGAGCGCGGCTGTGGACAAGGTGACGGCGGTGCTGCTGACGATGGCGGCCACATAGGTGCCCGCGGCAAACAGTGGTCCTGTAACGATCATGCCTTCGGCGACGCCTGTCGTGCTGGCGAGGTTCGTCAGCGCAGTGGTGCCGTTGACGTTGCCTGTCGTGGCTAGGCTGAAGGTTCCGTTGGAGACGGCGATGACGGTGGTGTTGGCTGGTATGCCTGTGCCGCTGATCTGCATCCCGATCGTCACGCCGTCGATGATCGGTGCGGAAGTTCCGCCGTCATAGATCGAGGTGATGATGGGTGAACCGTTGGTGACGTTTCCCTTCATAAAGTTGCTGGTGTAGCCGCTCATGTCGAGCCAGCCGAAATAGGGATTGACGCCGCCTGAGAAGCCCGGATGCGTGAAGACCACCCGCGCGGGCGTCGGCGAGGCTATGGTCGGCGGCGTCCAGTCGCCGCTGGTCGACTGTGTTGTCGGCAGGAGCGCCGCCTGGTTGGCTCCGGTGATAGAAACGAAACTGTTGGCCACGTAGTCGAAAACGAACGGCCTATCGAGGCCGGCGATGCCACTGCTCCCGCCGATCATGCCATAGACGCGCGTGCCTATGACCGCCATGCAACTGATGATGCCCTGAGACCAGAAGCCGGGGAAGTTCGTCTCGCTGACAGCGGCGGCTCGGGGCACGAAGACGCCATCGGTTCCGGGGGCGTGAACGAGGTTGGTCAGCGCCACCATGGCGCCGGGGAAGGCGTTGGTGCCGTCAATCGCGTCCGATACGCCCTGCGCCCGGAAGGTCAGAGGTACGAGCCTGCGCAGCGACATGCGTCACCAGCCGACGAGCTTGGTCACGGGCAGGTTGCGCCCACCCTGCCGGAAGTTGCGCCGATCCAGCTTCACCTGCTGGCTGCGGTTCTCGTTGTCGTTCGCCAGCTTCAGGTAGCGGTTGAGGATACCTTGTGCGCCTCTCGGCGAATCGCCGAGGAAGGCTTCGGACCTGTCGTCGTCGGTAAGGGCGAAGAGTTCACCCGTCAGGCGTGTGCGCAGGTACTGCTGGTTGGGGAACCAGGGGACGGTGCTCGACGTCTCGGGCGTGGCGATGTCTGGCATCTGCCGCTGATAGCGCACCATCGTGGGGAAGGCGCCGCTCGGCGGCGGATAGAAGATGATGCCGGGCGGTGAGAGGCTGAGATCGGTGGCGTACCAGTAGGGGTATGCCTGGAGCCCTGCCTGCTGCACCGAGGCGTCGAACTCGTAGAGTTCGATAGGTATCATCACGTAGGGGACGCCCTGTAGGAACCACATGACGTCGCCGTACTTGCAGCGAAGGAAGTCGGCCGGCAGGCTGTAAGGCCCACTGCCGTTGATCAGGTTGGGGAACTCCGTTGGCGCGGGAACCGTCAACGTCGGGTTCATGTTGAAGTTCGCCGTGCCCCGCGCGATGTCTAGGTCGTAGTCCTGGCACAGTTCGCCGAGGATGACGTTCAGGAGTTCCCCCGCCTGAGCGGTGTATCCGGGGGCGCCCGCCGCCTGACAGCAAAGCGTTACTAGCTGCGCAGACGTGAGCACATCCTTAGCCTTTCAGCAGAGCTTCCTTCTCGGCGATCTTGGCGAGACGCGAAGCGACCTCTTCCTCGAAGCGAGCGGCTTGTTTGAGCACGCTGTCGCGGTGTTGCTCCCGCTCGGCGATATTCTTTTCCTTGTCGGCCTTGGCGCTTTCGATGCCGGCCTGCACGCGCTCGATCGACACGGCCACATGGCCGGAAGGCTTACGCGAGCCGCTGCGGCCGGATGCGACGTTCGACTGGTAGACTTCCTGCTCCAGCTTCGACTTCTCGTGCTGGTACTGGAGGATCTGAACGTCGAGTTGCGCCTGCGACTTGTGGAACTCGGCCTCGACGCGCTCAAGGTCTTCGTTCAGGCGAACCTGCGCCCGCTGATGCGTCTCAAGTTCCTCGCGCAGCTTGACCAGTTCGTACTTGGCCTTTTGCCTGTCGGCCAGCGCCATGATGCGGTCGAAGCGCGCGTTGACCACCGAGTCGGGTTCGTCTTCGGCGAAGCCGGTCTGGAAGGTGACTTGGCGATCGTCGGCAAGACCGATGGTGAAGCCGACAGCCATGCCGACAACTTCGCGCGTGATCGGGGGCTTGTCGCCGAAGGCGGTCTCAGCCACTTCGGGCTCGTCGTCTGGCGTCAGCACCAGTGCAGGGCGGGCGCTCATGCCATGGCCGCCGAGATGTGCGGCGCTCCCTGCGAGGTGTGCGATCCTTCAAGGTTCGCGAAGTTCTTCGCGCGCCACTGGCCGAGCTTCTGCCGCAGCGATTCGCCCTTGATGTCCGCCTCGTGATCCCAGCCGCGTTGCATGATCTCGCGCAGCGTGTTCACCACGTGGCGCGGGCGCTTGTAGGTGTGGCCCTGCAAGTAGACCTGGCTGTCGATGACGATGCGGTCGGAGTGCGGCGCGAGGTCCATCGTGATCCACAGTTCCTCGTCGAGGTAGTGGTCGCCGGTGGCGAGTTCCAGGCGGCGCGTCTCGGCGGCGATGACTTCATCCAGAGCCTTCTTCTTGCTCTTGGCGTTCACTCTATCGCGCGCGGTGTTCCGCGCTTCTTCGATCTCCGCCGCTGTCAGTACGGAGAACTTCGCTTCGAGTTCGGCGCGCAGCGCCTCTTCCAGCGGATCATCATCAACAGGCTTCTTGGTCATGCAGTGCCTCTATGAGTGGGTGTACGGTCCACTTGTAACTGCATTTGCGGAAAGAACAAAGGGGTAGCCCGTCGTGGTGTCGACGACGAGCCAGTCGTTCATAAACAGCTTCACCCAGCCCCTGCCCGGAACAAAGAACTGTCCGTCTCGACTGGCGTAGGTGCCGAGCTTGCCGCTGTTGGGGTGGGCGCCGCCGTAGTTGGGCTGGATCAGGGCGTTGAACAAGGCCAGATCGCTGCCGGTCATCACGTCGGCTGACGGGTGAAACTGCACGGCGCGAAGGCTGTTGGTAGCGTTCGAGCCGAATGTCTTGAGCGCCATCTAGGTGCCTCCATAAGAAGTGAAGGGGCGGCCGAAGCCACCCCCTGTTAGACGTATCAGGTGAAAGAGGTAGTATACGCAGACACGCTTTCAATACGAGCAAAGAACTGCTGATTTGAGATAAGAGTGCCGTAGAACACTTTCCATCCGATGATTCTTAACTGGTTGAGCGGGTCAGACTTGTCGGCGTCTTTCAGATAGCTGAACTTCGCATCGTCCAACAGAACCTGAGCGTAGGATCCACGACCGATGACGAAGGTCGGGTATACCGTCAGGCCGGTGGCCGGTGCGGCGGGCGGGGTCTGGGAGACGCCGACGCCGGTAATGGTCACGGAGGTGGACGGGGCAAGCTGCGTCGCCTGACCAGCCAGGGGGCCTACAAGCGGGCCGCTGGCGGAGAGGCCGAGATTGGCCGGGCTGGTCGTGGTGCCGACGTACACGTTGTAGGTGAAGCCGGTGGTCGACGGCGTGGTCACGGTGATCGAGCCGTTGGGGCCTGTCACGGAGATCGACGCCGACACCTGATAGATGCGGCTCTCGTACTGGTTCTGCGTGTCCTGACCGGTCACGACGATGTAGTAGGTTCCGGTAGCCAGGGCTCCGGTGGTGGCCGCCGCGCCGTTGACCTGAGCCACGCCGGTGAAGGACGGGACCATGTTGGTCTTGCAGAAGCGGATGCCCGACCATTCGCCGGCCTCGTAATTGTAGAGGCGGTTCAGGTCGCTGTAGGTCCACGCCAGAACCACGGTGCTGTTCTGCCTGAAGTCGGCCACGACCAGCGTGTGGATGATGGCGCAGTAGTGAGGCATGGAGCGCGGGTTGCTGGACGCCTTGTCGCCGCCCGATTCCGCGGCGATCTTCATGTCGGTGCGCTCGTCACCCATGTAGCGCGGGGCGCCGATGGTTTCGAGCGCGGCGTCGGTGCGGATCACCGTGGTGGTGTCGAGCACATCGCCGGCGACGAGCGCGGCGCGGGAGCCCCGGCTGTTGACGTAGTTGACCTGGGTGCCAGCCATCAGCGCGTTGAAGGTGTTGCGCTCCAGCGTTTCCGCCAGTTGCAGGGCGGTCAGTTCGATGCCCTTCTTGAACAGTGGGTGTTTGATGGTCAGTTCGGACACGTCGGTGATCGTCACCTTGTCACCCCATTGCTGGGCGACGGCGCTGACTTGCTGGATCGTCATTGTCTCGCCGATGGGCGGGACGCCTTCGGAGAGCGGGGCGAAGGGGAGGGGCAGACGCAGGTATCGGGTGGCGGTGTAGGTGGTGCCGCGTCCCTTGGGCAGCGTCGCGGGATCGCCGAACTGGTAGGCGACAAGCTGGCGGCGCGCGAGAGGAAGAGTCTCATCGGCGATATAATTCTCGATGTCCGACGAGAATTGAGAGGCGGAGTTAACAGCCATGGTGGCCTCCTAGAGGGAGGCCGCCGGGATGGTTGCCTCTAAATCTGCATGTCCTCAAGGCGCTTGCGACGCGCCTCGGCTTCATTCGTTGCGGTGCGGCTGGAGCCGCCCGCGTCGCTGCGGGCCGCTCCCGGTCGCGCCGCCTGGCGCTGGCGATTGGCGTCGGCCGTGTTGCGTGCGCGGGTTGTCGCGCGGGGTGCGTTGGCCAATGCCCTGTCTCCAATGACGTAGCGAAGAACGGTTTCGCGCGGCGCCGTAGTTCCATTCCGCCGCATCTCGGCGAGATAGTCCTCGACGTTGGTCTTGAGCTTCGCGGCGACAGGGTTACGGGCGCACAGACCTTCGAAGGCCGTGCGATCCGCGCTGTCCGCCATCTGGAACTCAAGTCGAGCAAACCGAGCATCTTCCTGTTGTTGCCGCTCGCGCAGCAGATAATCCACACGCTGGTCGGGATCCATCAACATGAGGCGCTCTTGCCTCTGTGCCTGGCTCTCGACCGGTTGAGCGGTTCGCGCCTGCTGGATCTCCAGTCTCAGGCGTTCCGTTTCAGCCTTGGCCGCCTTCGCCTCGGTAAGCGCCTGCTGTACGCGGCGCTCGGCGCGGGAAGGTTGCCTTACTTCTTCTTGCCGACCAGCTTCTTGCCCTTGACCATCGGCGGTCCCGGCAAGGTCTTCGGACTCTTCGTCGGCGTTCCCTTCGATTTCATCGTCGAGGATTTCGTCATTTTCTTCGATGTCGATTTCATCGGCATGATCCTCATGCAGCAGGGGTTCGTCTTCGACGTCCATAGGGTCGGTCTCCAATAGCCCGTGCGTGGGCCAGCGCTAGTCAGCGTTTTGCGCCTGCTGATGGGCGAAGACTTAAACTAGACAGATTTTAAGTCGGTTGTCAAAAGCTACGTTCGTGAACGGCTCTGTGACATTTTCGGCAAAGCGGCACGACATTGCTGCGGCTGTTTCCGCCGCCGTTCTGTATCTGTATGACGTGGTGCCTGTGATGAAATTCACCGCCGCATATAAAGCACGGATCGGCTCCTCGGACACCACCTTCGGCCGCGTCAAACCACTTTCGCATTTCTCGCTTCAGTTTGGTCTTGGTTTCTGTGCTCTTGCCTTGCCGCACACGAACAGCGGCCATGGCTTTCAACAGCACCAAACGGCGGGCAGGCGTCGCGTTCTTCGCGGCTTCTCTGAACAAGACCAGATACGGCTTGGGCCTGTCTGCGTCTTCCGCGATAATCGCCTTGGCGTCTTCGCGAGTTATATCTAAAAGGGGCTTAGGCATCACGATCCTCCTAAGATCGTTGGTGAGCAGGGGCGGAGTCAGCATTGGCGTGCTGCCCGCCCCGAATTTATATCACGTTTTTCGTGGCATACCAACTGCGCCAGCGGCGGGCATACGATCGGCGTGTATCTGCCCCGGTGGGCCTTTGACGGCGTGAGGCGTACCGGGCGATGCGCCGGGCTGGGGTCCGCCGCCGCCACCGCCGCCCTGTGGTCCGCCCTGTCCCTGCGCTGCCTGCATCTGCGTCTTCATCGCCATCTGCATCATGTGCTTCTGCATGTGGACACGGATGACGCCATGGGGGTCGCCGGCCGTCATAAGCTGCTGGTGCGCCTGCAGGTGCTCGGCGTCGTTGTCTGCTGGATGAGTCGGCACGTCGTGGCCGTACTCCATCATCTCGTTCTCAAGCATCGGATCGACGCCGAGATCATCCTTGATCGAGATGAAGGTCAGCGGCGCCAGGCGCGGCCCGAACTGGTTCTCCACCGCCTGCGCGATCATCGGCCCCATGTCGATGCGGTAGCCCTGGTACATCTGCGGTGGGATTTCCTTGAGGATGTTCAGGAGGCCCATCTGCTGCTGAAGCTGCGCGGCGTTGCGCGCCGCCTCGACGCCGTACCACCTGAACTCCAGCTTGCGGTTCATGGCGATAGGCTCGACGTCCTGCATGATGGCCTTCTGGCCCATCTCGCCGAACATGCGGATGGTCATCGGGTCGTCGCGAAACTGATGATCATACTCGGCGAACCGCTGGAGCATCGGCGTAAGGATGCCCTCTTCGATCGTCGTCACCGCGTCGGCCGTGGTGAGGATGTCGACTTGCTGCTCCATGGCGATTTCCGCCTGGTTGCGTTTGGCTCCTGGTCTCCCCGACGATTGGGGTATCATCGAGGGGTTGACGCCAAGGCTCTGGAATATCTGGTTCTTGATCGCCTCGACGCGGCCAAGGGCGTCCCTCCACATCTCGGGGAACTTGGCGAACTGCGTATCCTGGGGGCTCGTCTCCCAGATGCTGCCGAGACCCAGCACCATGGACGACACGCGGGGGTTCTTCTCTGGGTCGGTCATGATGATCGGCATGGCCGAGAAGTGGCCGGTGTCGGCGCCCTCGTTGAGGTAGTCGTTGGCGAGGTACTGAAGGTCTAGGCTCTTGCGAACGGGTGCGATGCCCTTGACCACCTTGGCCTTCTTGTTGACGGGCACGGAAAGGACGGGAACGCGGTCGCACCAGTAGGGGCAGACCTTGATGCCGAGCACGCGGTCTTCACCGCCGCCGTAACCGCGGCACAGTCGCCAGTCGCCGTCGACTTCCATCTTCGTCCACACCTCGAAGACCAGGGCGTAGTCGCCCTTGGCCTTGACGCCGGCGTGTTCGGCGAGGCGCTTGCTGGTGTCGGGGTTC